TGGTCCGGTTTGGTTTGTGACATAATTTGGCGCGGGCGATTGCGTTCTTAATAATACCACAGACGTATCCCTGAGTGCGCCCAATCTTGTCCGAAAGCTCGTCTGGGAAGAGTTCGCTACTAGCACCCGACTTACGCCTAAGTTCGCATTCGTAGCGAAGCAGGCGATCTGAGTGCTCTAAAAGCCACCTTGGATTGGTGGTCTTATCATTGTCGTTGCTGCTCTGCATACCTGTAAGTGACGCCAGAGGCATCGGTAATGGCTTCAACATAGACAACTTTGCCGGTTAGCTTGCCGTTAAATCGCTTTGGAACAACTACGGAAATCTTGTGGTCGTTATCTCCAAAGGGTACGCAATACATCCATTGCGGGTTTCGAGCGTGTTGAAGCACCTTGGCTTGGAAGACGGAGGTCTTCTTGGGTGGTTCAATACTTTCAACAACAGGCTTCTTGGTTTTCATTAGTAACCTCCTCGGCTGGGCTTGGTAGTCTTGAGAGTCTCGGGGCTGATGTAGGTAGCAGGGCTGACAGCCAGATAGCGCAAAACGTCGATAGGGTCTTTCCACGCCTCATCCCCGCCACCTTCTGCCGTATACTCCTGCAAGGCTGTGATGATGTTCTGGCAACGGTCGGAGATGTAAAAGTGTGGGCGGTTGACCGAGTCGATGGGAGCCTTGCGGTTATAGGCCATCTTGGTCTGCAACGCTTGCAATCCTTCCTCGATGTCCAGTCCCGGTGCCGGGATGAAGGTCAGTCCCGCATCCGCAAGGTCGGAGATGATTGACGATACGCCGCCTAGCGTCTGATAGACCGCCGCGCCAAGGCGAGGATCGATCAGGCGCTCAAACACCTCATCCTGCGTTTCGGCCTCCATAGAGCTAATCAACTCTACGTAGTCCTTGATCCCATAGCCTAGTCCCTTAGCCCCTTCTCCAGACGCCCACTTACCACCCTGCCACCTAGCCCAATCGCCTATGTTAGTATCCGGCCACTCCCGATAGACGTACCAAGTGTCGGTAGGGTCCACCGCAATCCACGCCATAAACCAGTTCTTGCGGCCAGCCGGATCGAGAACTAGGTACTTGGTAGTGTTCTCTAGCTTAAGAGAGGTATGGGCGACTACGTTGACTTCTCGGCTGAAGTTGGGGAACTTTGTGCTAACAGACTTTGTAGCAATACCATAGGCGCGGGTGAGAATCTCATTCTCGGGGCGTCCTGCCAAGTCTGCTGAGATACGCTCGTAACCACCGAAGGGGTTGTCCCGGCTGTGAAAGTAGATGATGCCCGCATCGCGGTTTCGAGATTTTTGCAAATAGGGCACACTCCGTCCACCCAGAAGCTCGGCTGGTTTTGCCCGCAGGGTTTCTGCTGCTTGGACGTAGTCTCGGACGACTTCGGTGTATCCGTCGATAGGTGTGAAAGTAACGACCAGCTTGCTGTTGCGAGTAGCGAGGCGAAAACGAAGAGTGCTAAGGAGTTCTGGGCCGACGAGATATTCATCACACCAAGCGCCAATGTTGATCCAGCTAGGATTGCGGCACCCCAACTCAGCACCCTCAAGGATTGTGTCGTTGTTAATGAATTGAGCATAGGTTTTAAAGATGATCGAACTCTTGCTAACAGGCAGGATGAGGCTGGACTTGGAAAAGCCGTTCTTACGGGTATAGGATACGTTCTCCTCAGTTCCCAGTACCTTCACCCTAAACTCCTCAGGCAAAGCGTCGTATACCGCAGACTGCTGCTGACGGATAGATACGTCCGCATTTTGCGCGAAGCACATGATTACGGAGCCGGGGTTCTCCACAGCCGCCCGTACTACCGCGTGCGCGGCCCAACTGGTCTTCCCTGAGCGATTACCCCCAGACACCAATAGCTCGCTATGAGTGCTTAGTAGTTCCTCCGCGTCCTTCCAATGAGGCAACTTCCAGCCGTACCGATAAGGATCGCGCCTGCTATTTGCGATAGCCGAATGGTAAAGCTCATGAAGCTTTAGGACATCCTCAGCCTCCATCACCGCCAACTCCTCGTTGGTCGGCGGCTTTAAGACTTCGTGCCTCTCCCAGACTAGGGACATTATTAAAGGAAAGCCTCGTTTTCTTTAATGCCGGGAATCGCCATTAAAGGAAAGCCTAGTTTCCATTTTCTGGATGTTGAAAAAACACCCTGTCCTTTTCAACACGCCTCCACGGGTTTAGCCACCACTTCCACGCTACTAGCCTTCAGCTTGGCCCTAGCTTCCTCAATGGCCTTCATCGCATCCTCCAAGCTAGGCGCGGCACTCTTGTGCTCAATAGTCACCTTGTTTTCTCCCATAGCCGACAAGAACTTGTCGTTCGCAATACCCCACGGGATAGCCAAGTCCTTGATGTTAGTCCGCGCCAACTGCTCAGGGTCTTCCGCTAACTGCTTCATCTTTTCCTTCTGAAGCAGCCGAAAACCTTCCACCAAGTCTAACGCATCCTCGGCCAACTGCCCTCGCCTCTGCTCCAAGGCCATATGATGCCGCGCCTTCAGCCTACTAATCGTCTCCCAGTTCAACCCAAGCTGGGCCTTCACCATCCCATAAGACGATCCCTCAGCCAACATCTCCAAAGCCTGTATCGCCTTATCAGGCTGCTTCCGCTCCAAGTAGTTCCCTTCCCGATTGGCATATGAGGCAACGCTCTTAGAAACCTCACTAAGCCCCTTTCTGCTGCGTTTAACGCGCTCTTTAGCCATAAAGGCATCTAGGGTCGAAAAACGTTCGTGATCAAGCCAAATCGCCTTTAGGGGATATTTGCAAAATTTTTTAAGGGGTCGATGGATCAATCGACTGTCGGCCAAGACTGAACGGAGTGACCCCCTCCCCCCCCCTACCCACTCGCGCGGGTGATACGAACGCGGGCGCGCCTGCGCGCGCGTCGATAGACAGACGCGAGACGGCGGGGCGAAGCGAATCCTGATGAAACAAGTAATGATTTGTCTCTGAAAGTTTCAAAGGGATGAAGGGGTTGCAACGGTTGCCTCGCGTCCCTGTGTGCAACGGTCGCCTGTGCCATTGCCTCCGGTCGCCTGTGCCTTGCCTTGCCTTCCGTTGCCTTGCCTTCGCCCTTCATTCTGCACCGTTCGCCCCTGCATTGTTCCACGTGGAACATTCACCCTTGGCGTAGTGTTCACGTGTACACGCCGGGGAGCGGTTGCTTACGGTTGCAAGGCGGTTTTCCGCCTGTTTTCCGCCTGTTTTCCGAAAGTGTCCAAAAAAACGCTTCCGCAAGTCGCTGTTGTCCAACGAAATCAAAAAATGATTTCCCTTGACTCACTATTTTCTATGCAACAAGGGAAAATCTAAGTAAGGTCATGCCGTTCGGTTCTTTCAACGGTTCAGCAGTCGATCGAGCGACCTTCGCCGGAAGCACTCCCGCAAGGGGAGGGGTTCAACCCTTCCTTGGCGGCTAAGTCAGACGCCCCCACCAATTCCAAGGGCGCCAAGTCAGTACGGCGATGCACACGGCAAGCGGGAAACGGCTAGCGCATGGGCGCGATGAAAGCCGGGGGTTATTGTCCTCCCGCGAGTGCAAGCGAGCGTAGCAGCGCGAAAGCGCCTTAAAGGTGAAATCCCGTCTTTATACGGGGGTAGCTTTTAAGGGGCGACCCTTTCCGCAAGGAAGGCGAGCGCATGCGGGGGCGATGGCGATGCCGTAGGACTGCGAAAGCGCGCGGGCTCATGGGTCTTCCTGTTCTCCCCATGGGTATGCCACCGCAAAAGAATACGGGCGGCGGGTGGATTCTGTTAGTTAGATTATTCCGCGGGACGTAGTTCCGTAAGTCAGAATAGTCGCCGAGAATCCGCCGCGCCTATCCCCCTGCATGACTCAAGCCTCTTCGCGGCGCAGGGGAGAAACGTAGCAATTCCGCTACGGCAAATTGTGTCAAAATAGAAAGAAATAAAGCCATGTCCACTAGCCTTGTCATGACCAACGATCAGGTGAAGATTCGTGTCAATTCGACCAATTCCTTCACCAAGGAAGAACTGTCGG